CTGCTGCGTTACCAGTCCTCCATACTGGGGACTGCGAGATTACGGTACGGCGATGTGGGATGGTGGTGACACAGAGTGCGATCATCTTCAGCCGCGTAGATGCGGCGATGGTCCAGCGTCGCCGATAAACGGCGGCGGATCAGATCGGGATACTTCGGTTGGGTTGCAGCAGTTCCATGGCACTTGTCGTAAGTGTGGCGCACGCCGGATTGATTTTCAGATTGGACTCGAGCCGACTCCCGAGGCTTATGTGGACCGGTTGGTTGATGTCTTCCGCGAGGTGCGGCGGGTGCTGCGGGATGACGGGACGCTGTGGTTGAACTTGGGAGACTCCTATAGCGGCGGAACGATCGGGCGTGCGGATGCTGAGCGCAACGGGGTGGACGGGTTCACAGGCGGGCAGAAGTTCAAAGGAGAGAAATTTAGCCAGCGTGCGGTGCCCGACGGACTGAAGCCGAAAGACCTGGTTGGCATCCCATGGCGAGTTGCATTCGCGCTTCAGGAAGCGGGTTGGTGGTTGCGTTCAGACATCATCTGGGCTAAACCTGCTCCGATGCCGGAGAGTGTCACAGACAGGCCAACGCGGAGCCATGAGTACATCTTCCTGCTGGCAAAGTCCGAGCGATATTGGTACGACGCTGCGGCAATAGCGGAGCGATCCACCTACGCCGGCAAAAACGTATCGCTAGGTGAGAAGTCGCTTTCGAGAGGCCAAGCCACCGGAGCCAACGTGTCAGCGTCGGGAAACGGTACTGCTGCTTTCGTCACAGTCACGGAAACCAGGAATAAACGCGATGTCTGGACCATCAACGGCGACCCGTTTCCAGAAGCTCACTTCGCCACGTTCCCGCCTGCGTTGATCCTGCCGTGTGTTCTGGCCGGGTGCCCGGCCGGCGGACTTGTCCTGGACCCATTCAGCGGAGCTGGAACAACGGCCCTGGTTGCCAAAGAGCAAGGACGCCGGGCTATCGGCATCGAGCTGAATGCGAATTACGTCGCCATGACCGCCAGACGGCTTTCCCAGGATGTTCTGTTTTCAACGCTAGATTCCGATGTTGTGATAATCGGAGCGCGCCGAAAAAGTTCTTGACAGCCCCCCCCCGTTACATGGCCTTCATCACCGGGGAGCCGGTGCAGGCTACGCTCAGGACGTAGTTGTAATCCCCCTGCCTCATGCGGTAGAATCCCAAGCATGAGTGATCGCACAGGTATGGCCCGTGGGACTCTCCGCCCGGTGATCTACTTCACCCGAGGACCCGAGGACCCGATCCTCTTGGCCGGATTCGATGAAGGCCACCCGGAGCAGGCCCGCAAAGTCTACGAACTTAAGTACAAGTTGGAAGGGTGGAACTGGAACGAAACCGAAACCCTGGCCGACGTGGACCGGCTCCAGAAGCGCTTGATCGCGCAAGAGGAGCGGCGCATCGAAAAAGAAGGGTCTCTCAACCAAGAGCAGCGCGAGCGCCTATTCAGCGACACAGGCTCTCGGCTCCGGCAGATCATGCAGTCGTCTTCCACCAGCCCCTACGAGCGGGCTTTCATTCAAGCCTGGCTCAACCTCCGAGACGATAAAAAGCGCGATCAATACGCGCAGCGCCTCACCGAGCACAACTATTACCTCTGGGCGCGAGAGAACGACTCCACAACCAAAATCGAGGACAGGATATGATCCGCAAGTGGCTCAGACGGTGGCTTGACGTGCCGGAGCAAGCACGCATTGAAGTACTGGAACGTCGGCTCCAAGACATCACAGGGGAAACATCGGACTTCTACCTCCACCGGAAGATGTACAGTATCCCTCGTCCTCACGATGGCGCTCTGATTGTAGGTATAGAAGTTCCGAAGTAGTGGAGGTGCCGAGTGCTTAACCGGTTCAAGTGGTGGCTCTGCACGACGCGGATTCGCGTGACCTGTTGGCGCTGCCACCGGGTCAAATTTACATGGCGCTATCCAGTGCTCATTTACTGCCCTCGTTGCAGGGCGTACTATAGGGAACTGAGGGAGGCACGCAATGTTTGACGCCGGTGTACCGAAAGAGTGGCAAGCACCAGGAGCCGAAACCAGCGAGAAGTACCGCCTTGGGTGGCTTCGGGAGACGGTCGAGCAGGGAGCGGCATGGACTGAATCTCAGCGCGGCTTCCGAGATTGGCGCAAATCCCTGGACGTGTTAAGTGGCCTGGACACGGAGAACACCCTACTCAGCTACCGCTCTCACCTTTCGGGGCATCGGCTAAAAACGAACGTCCGCACAATGATCTCCGGTCTCGCGAACATCCGGCCACTCTGGGGATACAACGCGGGCGAGGCGTTCAAGGACTACGCCCTAGCGATGAACAAAACCGTCTGGGCGCTGTACCTGGAGGGGTACTGGGACCAAGCTATCAAAGAAGTGTTGGCGTATGCGGCGGCAACGGGGACCGGCTGGATTCGTCCCGTGTGGAGACGCGACCTTCAAGGCCACGGAACCATCGAACTGTTGACGTACGGCCAGCCCTGCGTTCTACCAGTGCAACTTCCCGCCGATGGGGACTACCAGCGCGCGTACTCGGTGACGCTGCTGGACGAAACTCCAATCTACGAGGGCCACTGGCGTTTCCCGCTCTATCAGGACCGCATCCGACCAGACCAATGCAAATACTGGTATGCCGCGGAAGCACGGAAGGCCGGCGAACAGAACGCATGGAAGCGCGTTACGTCATGGTTCCGACGTAAGCAGGAAGATAGGCTCTCGGATCAGTACGTGCAAATGCGCTGGACAACCATCAACGATTGCAGCATCAACACCTCGGGGCATCGCATGGCGATGGGCGAGCCGGGGGCGTCCTGGTATTACGAAGTGCCGTCCTACGGCGAAGAAATCCCCGGAACCGATGGAAAGCCGCGCAAGGCGAATGAGTTGGATGCGCGGATCTACCCCCAGCGGCGCCTCATCATCTCGACTGAGGACTGCATCCCGTACGACGGCCCGGCGTTCAACTGGCATGGGAAATTGGACTTGATCCCGTTCTCTCTCGACAAGTGGCCCTGGGAGCCGATGGGCTTCTCGCTTATCGGAGACGGGTGGGAACTGCAAAAGTCCATCGATGAGATCGGCCGCGGATGCGTCAACAAAGTGCGTGCGATTCAGGGCCTTCCGCTGAAGTACAACATCAACGGAGTAAACCCTAAGGAAGCCGAGGACTTCGATCCGTTTCAGCCAAATACGCGCATCGGGTACGACGGCGATGCGGTCGATAACCCGCTGGAGCCAGCAGTCCCGGCGGAAGTCTACCGAATACACGCCGAGGAACTCGAAGTCCTCAAATACTTGACGGAGGAATTGGACTACCTGTTCCAGACTCGCGACATCCTGGAACTCGGGAAGGCGCGCGCACTCGGCAAGGGAATGGACCAACTTGAAGCTCTGATTTCAGCGCAGGGACCAATCGTGAAGGACATCTCCCGGTCGATGGAGGAGGGGCTTGGTCAGGTAGGGTCGCAGGTTGGGTGGTTGGTCTTGCAGTACATGGACACTTCTCGGCTCATGCAGTACCTCGGTCCGGATGGGCTATCTCTTCAGGTATTCGATTACAACCCGAGTTCCATCATCCCGTCGCATCTTCCGAGCGAAGTGATTCACGGCGAAAACGAAGAAGTCAAGCCGTCGATGTACACACAGATGCAGCGGTCTAAGTGGTTCATGGGTCAAGTTCGGTGCTGGATAACACCCCACTCAGCACACGAATACACCCAAATGACGCACCGGCTGCTATTGCTCCAGTTGCGCCAGCGCGGCATCCAGATCAGTGGAGCCACCATCATGGAGTCCTGCGACATCCCGAACGTGGAAAAGCCGGAAGGCAACACCGAACAGGCCCGGTTCCGAGCGGAGAAGGAAGAGGAAGTGATCTTCGCCGCGAGGATGCAGAAGATCATTCAGACTCTCGGTATCGAGCAAGGTCTGATGGGTGGAGCGCCGGGATCGAAGCAAAGCGGGAGCACGTCAAAAGGCGGCCGTCCACCTTCCGGGCAGGCCGCGCCGCAAATGGCACAGAAGGACGGCGGGACCCGCACGATAGTGAAAGAAAGCTGATGAGGCTCAGTGCCACCTGGACCCCAACTCCCATCAATGAGCAGCAGGAGATTGTCCGCCGGAGGACATTCGAGGTACGCTCGTGGGAAGACATCGCGCAAATTGGGAATATCCTGAAGGCGGAGCGCTTCTTCGGGTCCGTGCTTATCCACGTCGGCCCCGGCGGGACGATACAGCACGCCGTTGCGGAGGAGCGCGGGAAACTCGGCACTTGACAACGCTTTTCGATCTGGTGTATACGTGGTGACGGTACGGTGTTTGGGAATCATCCTGGATTAGCGTAGCCAGCGCAGATCGGCTCGCGGTTACCGGAAAAGGCCCAAGCAAGACTCGAAAGGGTTTTGCTTGGGCCTTTTTTTGTGTCCGGGGGAAAGGAGCAATGCCCATATGTTCGGTTTCGGCCCGGTCGCCTTCAAGAAGGGACCCAAGCACGGCGGCAAAAAGCACAACAAGAAGCGCGGCAGAAAGCGCTAGTCCACCCCTTGATCCCGGAAACGAGCGGTGCTGAAAGGCGTCCACTCCCCGAGTGAAAGGGTCAACCGGCAGTAAAGGGGCGTCCTACCGACCGGCCGCCCCGCAGTTTTCAAAACAGGAGCCAATCATGAAGAGCAGATCGAAAAAGAAAATGGGCGGCAACGGAAAGCCTGGCTTGAAGCTGAGAGGCGACAAGTACGGCTCCAAGAAGAAAGGCGACATCGGCTAACATGTCCCCGAGCGGACCATTGACGGCCCCCGGCTCTGAAGCCCGTCCTCAACCGCAAGGCCCCGGCGCTGGCGGCGGCTTCATCTCCGCCCAGCCGCCACAACCCGATGCGAACGCCGAAGCGGTTCTTTGGGTACGCGACATCGCTGAAAAGGCGCGGAGGCTGGGAATGAAGTACCCGGCTGCCTTGTCGGAAGTGCGCGAGATCCACAACGCATTAGCCCGGCTGCAAAGTAAGCTCGCGCAGTCACAGCCCGCCCCGGAGCCGGTGGCCCCGCCAGTGTGAGGGATGGAATATGAAACTTGAAGAGATTCTTAAGTCGCAAGGATGGACGGACGCGGACTTAAATGCAGTCAAGCCGTTGCTCGAAAACGAGAGGTTCCGCGAATCGATGGAGACGAAGTACGCCGCCATCTCGACCGAAGTTGAAACGCTGAAGGACCGCGATTCTCAGTGGCAGATGAGACTCGACCAGGAGTGGCAGCCGCGTCTTACCGCTGAAGAGCGGAAGTCTCAAGACCTGATGCAAAAGCTGGCCCAAGCCCAAGCCCAACTAAAGATCGCCAGAGAGTACAACTATCTCCCAGAGGAGGCCGAAGCCAAAGTCGCCGCCGCCGCCGCCGCAGTCGAGAAGGATGCCAAGACGGCCGAGTACGTGACGAAGGCAGACCTCCAGCAGTCGTACGGCCAGTTCTCGGACTTGGAGGGACGCGCGATCACGATGGCCCACGACATCGCAGCCGAGTACTCCTATCTCACCGGGGGCAAGTCCCTCTTCGAGTACGAGGCGGTGGTCAACGGGCAGCAGATGCGCGGGATGCAGGCGCTTCGCGAAGAGTGCAAGGGAACCCGGAAACCGCTCGATCAGTTTGTCGCGGAGAAGTTCGACTTCCCGGGAAAGCGGAGTGCGATGGCCGCCGCGAAACAGAAAGAGCACGATGACAAGATCGCCGCGGAAGCGGTGGAACGAACCCGTGCCGAGATGGCGGCCCAGTACGGAAACCCGATGATGCGTACGGCATTGCCGTCCCACACCCCCTTCATCCCGAAGCGGCCCGGCACGGACAAGATGCCTTGGGAGGACGGAACGGAGCAAGATCGGGCTGCAAGGCGCATTGCCCGAGCAGTGGAGACCCAGATGAAGGGGCCGGTGCAGTAGGCCCAAAGGAGTAAACGATGTCCGCAGATCCGACATTTGACCAAATTTCAGCAACAACTCTCGCCGAAATGGAGAGGGATGTCGTTTACGACAACTTCTTCGCTAAAGGCGCGTTTCAGCGCATCATGCGCCACTACGCTCAAAACGATCCGTTCACTGGCGGCCTGTTCATGCAGGAAGTCTTCCAGTACAACCGGGTCAACGGCGGCGCCTCGACTCCCGGAGCCGATCGTACGGTCGTTCAGCAGCAGATTTTGGCTGCGCTGTCCTTCACCCCCCGCGAGTACACCTACGACATTCCGATCAACGAGTGGCAGACCGAAGTCATCAACACCGGGCCGGCCGCTGCGGTGAGCACGTACGATGCGTACATGAAGAACGCGGTCGAATCGTACGCCACGGACATAAACATCGACTTCTACTACCACGGGCAAGCAGCATCGACCGCGGTGTTGCAGGACCGGTCGATCTACATCAACGGCGCGGATGAAGCCCTTTCCAACGGTGTGGACCCCGGTTTCCTGGGAAACGTCTACACCAGCTACGGCAACCAACTCCGCAACGGCGCGGTGAGTTCGACGATCAACTCCGGCGTGTACTGGGCCGGCGATCAAGCGGGAAACGTAGGCCCGACCAACTACGCCACGGTCCTGGATGGCTATTTGGCGTGCGTCCAACCGCCCGATACCGCTCTCGGCAACAAAGCGGTCTTCGGCCAACTGCTGAAGCGCATCCAACCGCAGCAGTCCTTCGTCGAAGAGACTATGTCGGCCAGCAAGGAGAACGACGCGCGTATCGGTATGACCGGCGTGAAGATCCTGGAAATGTTCATCCACGTGGACAAGCTGGCACCGTCCACGAAGTTCGGTGCTCTGCTGCCCACCGGGTTGTCCCAGAGCATGTCTCTCGCGCTTTCGCCCTTCACCACACCGGCAACGGTATCCTCGGCCTCGGGCTATCCGGCCAGCACGTCCTGCAAGCCCGGTGAGCCGCTGTTCCTACTCCGGTTGCAGGATTGGAAGCTTCGGCCAGCGGCCAGTCCGCGCTACAACCACCACTTCGGCGTTCCGGTCTATTCGCAGTCGAACGCGGACATGATAGTGATGTTCTACCAGAATGCCCTGAACTGCTACACGCCTTCGCCGCGTGACAACTGGCAGATTGTCGGGTTCGGCCAATAGGAGGCAATATGGCAGGCGGACGATTTTCAAAACAAGCCTTTCCGTATCTGAGCAACGGAAAGTACCTGAACTCGAACAACTCGGGAGATTCCGTCGTCGGCGGATCGCTGGCCGGAGCCCCGTTCGTTGCATCCCAAGGGGACGCGAATCTTCCGGGGGATCGGTTCATCCTGAGCCCTTCCGACGCCCTGGCGCTCTCCAACACTTCTGTTGGTAACCTCTACACGGGGACCTACCGATACGTGCGGACGAACCCAAACTCCACGTCGGTACCGCAACGCGGCCGCGCGGCGTTCTGGGATCTCGCGGCTTCGCCCGGCAACGCGAACAACGTGAGCACTCCGCAAACGGACATGAGGTACCAGGTCACATCCGACGAGGCGGCCAACATCGGCGTGGCGCTGTTTGCAGGCGTCTTCATCAACTACCCGGGCGCTGGGAATTCATGGGTCATCCAGGAATCCGGCAAGTGTACCGTCCAGTTTGCCGGCAATAACGGGACTTCGACATTCGGAACCGGGCTGACCGGCACGCCGGCAATCGGGTGCGGCGTGTACCTGGCGGCTCAGTCCTCAGCGAACTCGAACGCCAGCGTCGGCCTGTTCAACGTGTTGGTGGGCGCGAACTACGCGGCGAGCGGGAACAACGCCGCTACGCTCCCGTACACCCAAATCGATCAAGCCATGGTGCGCTATGTAGGTCCGGCTGAGACCCTCCCGTCCGCCGGGAACTACTCCCTGGTGGACATCGGCCTGAGCCGAACATACCGCTGGTAATCCTCCTTGGCCAGCGGTATGATGGGGGGCATGGCATCCATCCCCGGCCCCCCAGTCAGACCCTCAAGTTTCGACGATCCGATAGCAATGGAGAAGGGCCGCTTGTTCGCAGCCCGAGCCATTGCAGCAGACCCCGAAGCGCGCAAGCGGGTTGAAGATCGGTACGGCGTTGACTACTGTATCGCGCGCTACCCCGAAGCCTACCCTCTCCACCGCAGAGTCTCCCGGTATTTCCGCAGGGTCATCGCCCGCATAAAGCGGCAGTGGTAGTTGCAATGTTCTAACCCTCGCGCTACCATTGGCACTATGGCGAACCTGAAAAAAACGATCTACACCCTCTGCATCAACAACTACTGCCCAGAAATCACATCCCTCACGTTCCCGCTGATGGAGGCGTACGCCAAGAAAATCGGTGCCGACTTCTTTGTGATCTCGAAGCGGCGGTTCACCGCAATGCCGGTCACGTACGAAAAATTGCAGGTTGGCGATCTCGCCAGGGAAACGGGGGCAGACTGGAATTTGTTTTTCGACGCGGACACGCTGATCTCGCCGGAGATGTTCGACCCCACGGACCACTTGAGCAAGGATACGGTTTGCCACAACGGTAAGGACTTCGCGGGCATCCGATGGGCGTACGATAACTACTTCCGGCGCGACGGACGGCATATCGGGAGTTGCAACTGGTGTGCCATCGCGTCCGACTGGTGCCTGGACCTATGGCATCCACTCGAAGACCTGTCGCTCGAAACGGCGCTGGAGAACATTCACATTACAATTGCAGAGCGTCACTCGGGCTGCTGTCAGCCTGAGCACTTGATCGACGATTACGTGCTGTCGCGGAACATCGCTCGCTACGGCCTCAAGGCGACAACGCTGTCCGAGATTTGCGGGAAACTCGGCTTCCGGCGGCCGGATGGCACCGGCGGGAACCCGTTTATGTGGCACCAGTACGACATCTCGAATGAGCAAAAGGTGCGCCAGATGAAGGCCGTGCTCTCGACTCCAAACGGACAGCCGGCGTTTGCGGATGAAGGCGAACTGATTCATGACGGTTTCGGCAACCCAGTGATGCGGACGAAGGACGGGCGCATTGTCGGCGCGTGCGGTCTGGGATGGGGCCTTCGGTGAGCATCCTGGTGGTTGGTGGGGCGCATACCGATGACTACGGAAGATGGGCGGCGCTCCGTAATTCCGCGGCACGGCTTGGGACAAACCTTCAAGTGCTCGGGGTGGGAGAGCCCCATCACGGCATGGAGGATTTGCGTTCGACGATTGAATGGCTCAAGGCGCGCGAAGAGAAATACGTCGTTGCTACGGACACCTTCGATACAATCATCAGCCGGTGGAACCCAGAAGAGTTGAAAGTGCTTATCGACTCTGCCCCGGATCTCATCATGAGCGTCGAATGGTGGGTCTGGCCGAAAGGCCCGTGGGAAAAAGCGTACGCCCATCTGGCGGGGAGACACCGCTGGTTCGCAATCAACGGCGGGCAGTACTGCGGACGGCGTGAGCAACTGATCGCCATGTGGGAGGCGATGATGTGGCGCTGGGACCAAGGGCAGGAGACGGCCGGCGGAACTTCCCAGGAGTTGCTACACCTCATGTACCAGGATGGCGCCGCCTTCACGCTGGACTTGGAATGCCGGATATTTCAGAGCATGTACGGGCCGCACGCGCACCTCATCAAGATGCGCGATGGGAAGGCGTTCAATACGGTGACGGGGAGCTACCCGATGTTCCTCCACTTCAACGGGAATGCACCGGGGCTGAAGGAATGGGCGGATGAACTAGCAAAGACGGTTATATAAGGAGCAATATGGATAACCAACGGCTCGTACTCCCAGACGGGACGCAAGGGACCTTACTGGGGCATGTGGTGGTTTGTCACCACCAAGACAACACTGGGGAGGTGTCCGTACAAATCATGCACGAGGGCCACTCCATGAGCATCAGGGGGAACGGGGCAGTCCTCTCCCGAACCCTTCGGATGGCAGGGGAACTGATTGACAAGGGCGTCGAGGGGTCTCTGAAGATCGAAAAACTCCCATGACGATAAAAACGAAGTTTTCCGAGGTGTTCGGCGCTCCAGTGCTCAGAGTTCATCTCTCGGCGAAGTCGGCGGGCGGAAAAACGTATGACGCGGAATGCACTCTTGAGGGCGATGCTATTCTGGCACCGCTCCTGTATATCCGCAGCGCGCAAAAATGCATGGTGACGGATTGGCTGATCGATCAAGCGGTGAAAGACGGGGGGCCTGGCGTTGCCGCGCTAGTCGATAAAGCCAATGACATCAGCCTGCCATACTGCGAACGCCGAAAAGCGCTCAAGCAAGTAGGCCAGTTGATTACGGCCACAGAGGACCGGCTAGCCAAACCGCCCGACACTGGCGTATAGTGTTGGAAGGACGGCTTCTGGCCGCCGAAAGGTGAAACGATGTCAAATCTCTTGAAGATTCCGCTTCCCGGTTACCCGCGCGCTAACCCGCGTGGCGGCATCACATGGAAGGGCGACTACTTCGGCAACAACAACTACTTGGCTGGCGGTGACAAGTTGTACGCCAGCGATCTCGGAATGGTCGGGATCGAGGACGCTCACTTCAGTTTTTTGGGAATCGGCAGCAACTCAACGTACCAGTACAAGGCGCTTCCTCCCACCGGGTCGGCGAACTCCAACGAAACGTATGCGCCCGTCTACTCGTCCATAACGGTGCAAGCCTACACCGCGGCGAACAGCACGGAAGTCGCGAACAACACGAATATGAGCACTGTCGGTGCCCGCTTGACGGTAAACGGAATCTAACCAGCCGGGAGGCTCCGTGTCTTTCGGCTCAATGGTTGATGAGACTTGCGGGCTCGTGCCCAAGCTGGCCCCCGACTTCGCGAAGACGCTTGTGAATCGAGCGTGGCGCGATGTACGCCGCCAGTGCCTCTGGTCGTTTCTCCTGTTCGATGCCAACTGGACCTCGCCCGCAATCGTCAACGCCGGGACAGTGACCGTCACGCAAGGGCAGAACACGGTCACGTTCAATGCGGCGGCCTCAGCCGCGATAAATGCAGTCGCCTTCTCGCCACCCAGCCAAATAATCCAGCGGCAATTTCGAGTTGGGATCGGGACGGTCTACAACATCTGGGGCCTGGATGCGACCAACCCAAGCGCTGTGGTGCTCACGCTCGACCGGATCTACCAGGAGCCGTCCGGCACGAACGTCCCGTACTCGATCAGCCAATGCTACTACCCTTCTCCGATGTTGGACTTCTGGCAGTGGTTGAGCATCCGGGACATCATCAACTACAACGAGTTGGCGACAAATAAGACGCGAGCATGGCTAGACTTCCAGGACCCGCAACGCTCGCTGTTCTTCATCCCAACGCACGTCGTTCCATACCAGGTCGATCAGAACCCGGCCAGCCTGACGCCGGGCTACCTGATGCATGAATTGTGGGGGCCTCCGCAATACGTGCTGACGTACCAACTGTACGGGCTCCGAAAGGGTGTCGATCTGGTGAACGCGAGCGATACGCTCCCAACGCAAGTCGGAGAAGACTGCGTTATGGAACTTGTCAAGGGCAAGGCTTACGAGTGGGCGGAAGCGAACAAGCAGGACAGCCGCATGACGGGATCGGACTTTCGCTTCCTGATTACCGGCGCGAAGGCGGAATACAGGCGCCTGTTCCGCGAGTATCGGATGCAGGACCGCGCGGCGGTTGACAACTACAGTCGGAGGTTGCGGCGGGGATGGTCATACAACACCCTAAACGGGTGGTACAATTCGGCGGCCAGCGTTGCCGGTTCGCCATTGCCATGGTAAAGGGACGATCTTGGTTATGGACAACGTACTGAAATGGCTTCCGCTGTTGACTCCCGTGATCCTTTTTTTTGTGGCCCGAGCCGCCGGGAAATTGGAACACATCTCGCGCCGTTTGGAAAATCACGGGAGCCGTCTAGTAGCAGTCGAGACGCGGTGCGGCATCAACCACGGCCCGATTGAACCTCTTCGAGAGGTGGAGTGAGTAGATGGACGATCCCGAGATTTCTCTACGGCACTACATCGAGCGGATCATCGATGAACGCGAGAAGCTCTACAACGTCAGGTTCGATGCCATCGACCAACATACCAAGCGCGCTTTGGAGGCGCTGACAGAGGAGCGTCATTCGAAGGAGTGGAGTGCTGGTCTGATCCTTACGATGCTAATGGCCGTGCTCTCCATTGCCATCTCAGTGTTTGCGTTGTTCAGAAGGTGACTATGACGATTATGGCCGTTTGTTTTGTAGCTGCAGCTTTCATCTTGGTGGTTTTCGGAGCGTTGTTCCCGGAGCCTCGACCGCGCCGGTGTAGAACAAGACAAAATCGACGCGCAAAAGGTCTACGCAGCGGCGGATTCTAACTGGAAGGAGATCCCATGGGACGATTCGATTGGAGAAATTGGGTAATGGGCTTGGTCGCGGCATTCCTGGGCGGCGGTTCAGGGGCCATCGGTGCGGCCTTCAGCACGATGGTGATCGCGCCGCAACAGTTCAACCTTCAGAATCCCAGCGCCCTGTTAAAGAATATGGGCCTGACATTTCTCTTCAGTGGCCTGATCGCGTTCTTCGCCAAGCTGCACACTGATCCGGTGCCCACGATGACAACGACGGTCACTGAAACACGGACACCTCCGGGAGTCGTGAAGACGACCGTTACGAAGGTGGAGGAAAGCAGCCAATAATGCCAAGCAAAGAAGCTCTTGAAGCGGCCGGCCATGAACTGAAACACAACCCGCCGAAAGTGCTGGCGAAGACCCGGCGGAAGAAAGGCAAGAAAGCAGCCAATAAGCAGCGCGTAGCCATCCTTCTCTCGAAGGCAAGAGCGGCGCAGCGCAAGAGAGGCTAGGAGATTCCGGGGGGATGTTGTAAGATGGCGGTATGGACAACACATGGAACCCAGATTCCGCGCTGGAGGCGCTAATCGCGGAACACGACCTGGTGATCGAACGGTGTTTGGGACTTATTGGGGACGCGGAGCACAACTTGGCTAGACCTGATGCGTGCCCAGAAACACAGGCCATGGACCCCTTGGTGCTTTTTCAGATCCAGAACGGGATTTTGCACATCAGAATCGACAAGCACCGGCTGGAGACGGAGTTGTGGAACTGGAGAAGGGCTCCTGCCGCGCAGCGCGAGAGAGGCTAGGGTATGGATCTTGAGTTCAAGTGGGTAGAACGGAAGGGGAGGGACAGGGAAGGAGACTTGTTCCAACGATGGTACTTGGTGCATGTTTCCGAACGGATACTGGCGGTTATCAACGGACCTCTGGCCGATGAGGTATCCTTCAACTGCTCGATGTGCGGAGACTGGGAAGAGCCGGATACGGATTTCGTGAGTCTTTACGCAGCCAAGAAGTTCTCCCTTAATCGGGCGCGGTGGCTATTGCACATGCAGCACAGAAATAGGGCGGAGAGGCGGCACAAAAGGCGCCTGTTTTCCGAAGATTCGGGCTGGTAATGCCGAACTTCACCTACGCCACGCTCTCGGATGCACAAGCGGCTCTAGCGGCTCGCCTGTACGATTCTGGGATGCAGCAGTGGGCGGCGGGGGAACTCACCCTTGCCATCGTGGAGGCACTGCGGAACTGGAACGCGCTCACGTCATTCTGGCGAGCCGAATTCAATATGCCTCTCCAGCAGGGCGTCTGGTGGTACGACATCACCGATTCAACGGTGGCGCCGAACACGCTCCGGCCGCACGCCGTCACCGACAACTACTTGGTCCAGGCCATCGAGTACCATCTGCTTGAGCCGCCGACGCCGACGTACCCGCTCACTTGGTCTGGGTCTAAGCAGTTCAGCGTGCCGGGTATTCTGGACGCCATCACGCGCCGGCAAAACGAAGTGCTGGGCGCGACCGGCTGCACAGTCACTCGGCAATTGGTGGATGCGCCGATTGTGCGGGCGGGCATCCTCTTGCCGGATACGACAATCGACATCCGCCGCGTGACTTGGCTTCCGGCCGCCGGGATGGGGTTCAGTCCGACGATTCTGAAGCAGTCCGACGTGTGGGCGAAGCGCTCATTCGACTCCGGCTACACAGTCCGCTCTCAGCAGCCGCCGTTCGTGTGGATGCAAGCAACCGAACCGCCACCGCGATTCGACGTGGACAACGTTCCCCCGGTGACTGGACAGTACGAACTGCTGTGCGTGCGTTCCGGTGGCGTAGCGAGCGCCGTGAGCCCGCCGGGCGCACAACCGCTCTCCGTCCCGGACGATTGGTCATGGATCGTGAAGTGGGGGGCGCTTGGGGATCTGCTATCTCGGGAGTCGAATGCGAAGGACACGCTCCGGGCGGAGTACTGCCAAAAGCGCTACGCTGAAGGGCTCCAGTTCCTTTCGAGCGCATCGTCGATTCTCTCCCTTCAGGTGAACGGCATCCCGCTATTTGTGGACGCGGTTACGAACGGGGATCGATTCAACTCGCAATGGCAAGCGGCGGCGCAGGGTCCGCCACAATCCTGCTACACCACGGGTCTGAACCTTGTCGGTTTCCCGGCTCCCGACGCCGGGCCGTACGGGGCGCTTCTGAGCGTGGTGCAGAACGCCCCGGTACCCGTGAACCCAGGGGACTACATCCAGGTTGCGCGGAGCGACTACGATTCGATCCTCGACATGGCACAGCACATCGCCATGTTCAAGCTGGGAGGCGAGGAGTTTGCCGCGACGATCCCGCTCTATCAGAAGTTCCTGGACCGGGCGGCGGTCTACAATCGGAAGTTGAAGGCGATGGGTCAGTTCCAGTGGGCACTAGCGGATGTGTCCCGCACTGAAGAGGAACGGAACCCAAGAATGGAGCAAGAGCAGTAATGCCTGAGTACCAAAGGCCGCAAGGATGGCGTTTCGGGTTTGGCGGGGTGAACCTACGCAACACCCCCGACGCGATACCTGCGACCAAGTACGGCTGCGCGGTGAACATCCGTGCAACATCGGATCAGGCGATTCGTACGCGGCCCGGATTCGTGCCGATGTTCTCGACGGGGCACAACAATGCGATCACAGACATGCGGACGTACGCCGCGCTCGGGACCGACGATCAGCCGCGCATCTTGGCGCGCGACACGCTGAATCGGATCGTGCTGGACAACGGAGAATTAGCGACAACGCTCTCGGGGCCAGCCGGGTACGGTGTGTCGATGCTCCCGTTCCGTCCCGGTGCATCGCCGCAGACGTGGATGTACGTTGCAGGCCAGGGGGACTACCAGAAACTCTCGGCTCCATCGAACAGCAACTCCATCATCGCGTACAAGGTGGGGATCGCGGAGCCGCAGATTCCGCTTGAGGCGGCTGATCTCTACCCTGCGTTCACCCAGTTGAACGCGAACAACTACTCGGGATGGACGGCTGGCGGGACGGCAGGAAACTTATCGACCGGGAATCTCATCAGCGACACAGTGGGGACGGTAATCAACGACCCCGTAACGTCAACCCGGCAAAGCCTTCAGGTGAGCATCCCATACTACTCCTACGGGATGCTCCCGACATTCTCTGGTTCCGGTGACTTGCCGGTGGAAGAGTTCTGGGATGCGTGCGCCACCTGTACGATCACGGCGATCTACTACGAGTCGGGATCGACCGGAGCGTGTTGGATCGTCCCATCGGTGGACATCAGCGCCAGCATCGGGCGCGGCACGCTGTTGACTCTAAACTCGGAAACCGTGCTTGTACTCGGGGTGGTCAAGGGAACGAATGGAACGTGCTGCTTCCGGTGCTCGACAGCCGGAACTCACGTAGCGGGGGAAACCATCACGGGAGTTCGGTGCATTACGGTTCACGGGGCAGTTGGGTCCAACTCCAACGTCACGTTCCCCATGGTGGACTCCACCGTGGCCACGGGAACCGGCACAGTGAGCCGCACGTTGCCAGCGGGATCGTTTTCAGCGTTCTCCCCCGATGACTACATTCACATTACGTTCCTGCTGAACAATATCGCGGCGGTCACGTTTCTGAACATCGTGTTTGATGTCAGCGGGACAAGCCCGGACTACACAACAAGCATCTTGACGTATTCGATCACGGGTGCATCGTTGGCATCGCAGCTTCTCTCGGGAGAAGTGGTGGAGGTTCACTTCCCGATCAGCGCGCTCAATGGGAGCCTGAATGCTTGCGGGGGTATCCAAATTCAACTGGTGACAACCGACACTTGCATCATGGCGTTAGGCGGCCTGTGGGTGGGAGGCGGTGGGAACCCAGACATCGGCGATACGGGAGCCCCGTACCAGTACGAAGCGAAGCCCCGGTCCAGCATAACGGGAGCGCAGGGTAACCCGACGCCACCTATGCGGTACGGAGTGACGGCGCGGCGCCAGTCGGTCTTGGTCAAGACCTCAGCGGTTTCGAACGGGGGAGACCCGCAGATCGACACGGTCGACATCTACCGATACGGTGGGAGCGTCACGTCCTACCGCTACTTAGGCACCACGCCGTACGGGCAAGACTTCATCGACAACTACTTCGACGACACGGCCACGGCGGGCGCGCAGATCAGCGAAACGGATTTCGAGCCGTGGCCCACGATTGACATCCCGTTCAAGAGCACCGGGACAATCGTGGTGATCGGCACGCGCATTATCGTGACAGATCCAACGGTGACGTGGCCCGCTTCCATCCTCCGCTGGCTTCCCGGAACGCTGTTGCAGATCGGCGGCCAGCAGACCTTCACCTTGTCGGCCAGGCCGATACAACTCTCCCCCACGTCCTACGAGTTCAAGATTCAGGAGTGCGCCGGGTACATCGCAGCGGCGAACAGCTTCTTCGTAAACGAGCCGGTGGTGGCCCGCCAGTTTCTCCCGTACATGGACGGACCAGATGCCTACGGCATTTTCTTCGCTGTCGGAGACCCACTCAGGCCAGGGGGGGTGTACTGGGAGCAATCGTACGCTCCCGACTCAGCGCCCCAGACGAACTACCTGGAACTGTGCTCACCGTCAGAGCCGCTGATGCACCCCTTCGTGCTCCAGACCATCATTCTGGTGGCGTCGGTGAGCCGCTGGTGGGCGCTCTACCCCAGCTTCACTCAAGCGCAGAGTTACACCCAGATTGAGCAGCCTGTGGGCCGCGGAATCATCTCCCCGTTCGGCTGCTGCAAAGATGGGTTGCAGGTCTACTTTTGGGCGAAGGATGGGATTTGTGCGACGAACGGCGGCCCATTCTCATCGTTGACGGACGTAGACCTGTACGATCTGTTCCCGCACGAGGGTGTAGAAGGTCAGGGCATCCAGGGGCAGAACATCGTCCGCAACGGTGTGACGTGGTGGGCTCCCGATTACAGCCGGGCGGCTCAGTTTCGGTTGTCGTACGTGAACAAGATGCTGTTCGCGGACTACCCAGACAAGAGCGGCATACAGCGGACGCTGGTGTGCGATCTCCGCACCGGGGCATGGTCGCAAGACATCTACGCGGCCGGCGCGGTGGCGATGGCATCGCACTACGCCCCAGAGCAACAGGCTGGCAGCCTGCTGTCGAGCGGAACGCTGTACCCGGCGATGCTGCTAGCCGATTCGCAGGGGAACGTCTACCAAGAGCAGAACTACGTAAACGACAATAGCGTGCCGATCTCCTGCACGGTCGCAACGTTCGAATGGGACGGGGGAGATCAGCGGTCACAAGGGGAGTTTGGAGACGGGTACCTCGACTGCCTGCCGTCATCCCCGATCACGGTTACGCCAATGTCTCTCGGGGCTCCGGCGGCTCCGGCGACGGTAGTTCCGGCTTCTCCAGGGCGGGCATTCGCGCCGATCTCCGTTGGCGGATCATTGATGGAGAAGTACCTCGGCTTCCTGTTGGAGTGGACCGACGATTTCACGGTTGTGCAGCAGTCCACGCGCTTGGACTTGTGGCAGCTTGCCGTGATTCCGCAACCGGAGATCACAACCGATCGATTCGGCGAGTGGACGAACTGTGGGAAGCCGAATAACAAATTCTTTCAGGGGGTGCTCATTCATGCGGACACGTTCGGGAGACCGAAGTCAATCCAGATCCGAGACGCGGAGTCCGATACCCTGCATGTTCTCCAACCCGCCGTGGTTAATCACGCAGGTGAGGCAACTCTGCCGTATTCCTTCGCCGCCCCGTTCTATGCTCATGAAGTGCGCGAAGAGCCGCAAGACTTGGTTCCGTGGAAGAAGTGGGGCATTGAATACGTTTTTGAGGATGCTCCCGAAGCGGTTCAGAGTTGGATCACGCAGTTATCGTCATTAGGGCTCCAGGGTTACGGGACGATCCCGCGCATCGAAGCAGCGTGGTCTTCGGCAACCGATGTCACCCTGACCATCACCGTGTTCGACGGGACGGCGCCAGCGCAAATCACGCTTCCGGCCACCGGTGGTTCCTATCAAAAGGCGCTGTTCACGCTCACCGCGAACAAGGGCCAGTTGTACGGGTTCTCCGCCACTTCGAGCGGGCCGTTCCAGTTGTGGCTCAATGACTGGACGGTCTGGGTGGCGCAGTGGGGCCGGAGCGGTCCCGCCGTTCCGTTCCGCGACCTGGGCGGTCAGTTTTGGACCAAGGCGCCTATACGAGACCTTGCGCTGCATGGTGTAATAGGCTACTATGCTCAACATGAAAATCCCGAGACTTCGATATGGACAAGACCACTCCGCTCTTTTCGCAGGGACGTGTGGAGAGTATCAACTCGCTGTGATCGGTGGCGTAGGCGCTGCTGGCGATGGAATCGTCGCCCAGATCCGTGACGCTTCCGGGGAATTAGTGGGCTCCACATTGGAGCCAAACGAGCCGATGGTACCCTCCTGCGCCCTTGTGGATGCTATCGAATGGGCAAAGGCTTGGGGGGCGGACAGAATACTCCGGCTTCATAAGTGAGCACCGCCAACACCGCATATCCGAACCTCGCGGCGGCCCTTCAAGGGAAGCACCCGCAAGACCTCGTGAACGTGCTGCGGGTGGCGTACGACAACATCAACGCCCTGCAAAGCCAATTGCAGCAGCACGACGCCACTATCGCGGAGTTGCAAGCGGCCGTGAAAAAACTTCAGCCTTGACAAATAGGGGTAAACTATAGACGGGAGACGATATGGCCCTCAGCAAACAAAGACTTCGCGCACAGCCGATTTGCAGCCTCGGATTCGTCAAGGTGGCGACGGCGGGAACGCCTGTTGCCCTGTCGGTGAATATCGACGCGAACAACGTCAATGCGCCGGGAACGCCTACGGCTGGCCCGTTCCCCAACAATGCCGACGAATACACTCCATCGTTCCGAGGTTTCCAGCTTCAAGGTTTCCAGCCAGCGGCGAACAACAACGGCATGGTCCCGAATGCCGGGTACGTGTATTTGCTCCAGGCGGCGGCGGGCGGCAACGGCAACCGAACCGATTCAGGCTGCATGTTGGCGGTGCTCGCGCCCGGTGGATCTGTCTGGTACCCGCCGGATGGGACCGGACGCGATGCGTTCAGCCCGTACACGCTCTACCTGGACGCCGACAACAACAACGACGGCGCGCTGGTTGTGGCGTTCGGGGGGCAGTAGTCGTGGTTTCGTATCGGTGGCTCTCGAATGATGAAATTGAGGCGTGGGTGAACCCGGTCTGTGCCCAGCGTGGGTGGGCTCTGCTGAACATCAATGACGCACAGCCGACATGCCGCGTGCTCGGGGCCTTCGAGGATGATGTTTCGTTCGTCGGGTTCATCTGCCTTCAATTCTTTCCAGTGCTCGGGCCGGAGTGGGCGGATGCAGACCATCGGGACGGCCACGTATCGCGGGATCTCGCAGAACTGATGCACTCGTACATGGTCGACAGCCATGCGCGTGGTGCCCTGACTGTGTGTGAATCCCCGGTATCGGAACGGCTGGCAAAGCGGCACGGGATGACAAAAGTCGAACATCCGGTGTATCTCTGGAACGGAGGCGCGTAATGGGCGGAGTTTTGGGGATCGGTCAGAGCGGCAGCCAGAAGACAGATCGCGGGAATCAACTTGCGGCAACGCAGGCGGATTGGAACCTGTTCTCGCAAGGGATGAATAATGGTGTGGCCGGGGAAGCGGCCGGGACCACGGACCTTGGGACGGCCAAATCGACTCTCGGGACTGCCCAGCAGTACTTCGAAAACCTACTGACTGCGGGCCGCACGCAAACCGCGGCGAGTTCCGCCCCGGCGATCAACGCGACATTAGCCGGCGCGGATGCAACGCGCAACGCAGAAGGGACCTTCGGAACAGGGCGTTCCGGCGGAACGGTTGCGGCAAACCGGACGGCGGCCACGACAACGCAGGGGAGTATCGACAACATCATCAACCAAAACTTGCAGACAAGCCGGGCCACGGGAGCACAAGGTCTAACCCAAGTCGCCGGGCTACAAAACCTGATCGGGAGTACGGAACTGGCCAACGCAATGCAGCTACTCGGGCTGTCAAGCGATTCGGCGAATTCGATCCTGAACAACGCCACGGGGAGCAAAGCGACCGATCCAAACACGGCAGGGGCGATTGGCAGTGCTGTCGGAGAGGCGTACATGAACTGGGTTTTCGGTTAGGAGATGAGCAATGGGGAACTCCCAGGGTGGTGGGCTCTTTGCGGGATTGGCCCAAGGGGCTCTCAAAGGAATTGAGCGGAAACACTCCGAAGAGGAACAGAAGAAAAAAGAGCAGCGCGAGTTCTACTGGAAAGCCCTATCGGACCCGAATACGTCTGCGGAAGGCAAGGCCATCGCAGAAAAGGAACTCGGGAAGCTACTGAACCCAGAATCCCGGAAGGGCGTGGCCAAGTTCATCCCGCTCCTACAGAAATTCCAAGGGAACCAGGCATCACCGAAGAATCAACTGACGGGCGCGAAGACTCCTGACCAGCAGCCCGCGCAACCTACCCCGCAAGCAACCGGAGCGCAGCCTCCCGCCCAACAGCCGCCCGCGACTGCCCCACAGGCCCAAGCTCAACAGACTGGGCCTCTCCAAGCCCCGCCAAAACCTGCCCAACAAGGCGGCGCTCCGGGTTCACAACCACTTACGGCCCCACCACCAGCGCAGCCTGCGCCTCCAGCGCAGCAAGGGGGGATGGCGTCAGTGTATTCGGGGTACGGAGAAGAGCGGCAGAAGAAAGAGGCTGAAGCGAAAGAACGGGAAGCGGAGGTAGCAGAGACCTTCAGGACGAATGAAGCGGAGCGATTGGAAAGAGCGAGGCTCCGGGCGCAGCAGGAAGCGAAGGACGCCGAAGAGAAAAAACAGGATGACGCTGCCCAAGCAGCCGCCGCACTACTCGATCCTGAAGACGCCAAAGCCTTCCTGAAGATGTATCGGAACAAGAAACTTCTGGGGACGGCCAACCCCACAGCAGATGCGCCGGGCGAGGATGTGAAGAACATCCCCGGTTCAGCGGTGAAAGGCAAGCAGGACGCCTTCGGAAATCCGACTGATGAAAAGGGGGTGTATACAAAAACCAAAGACGGGAAGCTGTACCCAGAGACTCCCGCCCCGAAAGCAGAACCCCCGGAAGCAGCCGAAATCCGCGAACGCGCCAAGGCGTACATGGACAAGAACCCGAATATGTCTGAAGCGGACGCCACGAAACAAGCGCGTTCCGATTGGGTGAAGGAGCAAAACGAGAAGGCCACAAAAGTTACGGTTCAAGTGGGCAACGAACTGAGGAAGGACGCGCCCCCAGCGGAAATCAAGCCAGGATCGGGAGAGTACAAAATCGCTCAAAAACTTGCATACGGGGGTATGACGTTTCAGCAATTCCGATCCATGCTGGCTACCCGCTCATCCGGGCCGGCGGACGCGAACCAAAAGAAGATTGCAATCTTTGACCTAGCGTGTCAGCTTAACCCCAACTTTAATCCGGCGCAATTCGAGATGGGGTTCAAGCTGGCAAGTAGCCCCAAGGTGCAACAGCAGCTAGCGTCTCTCGACAACGTGCGATCTGGGGTTGACGATCTCCTGAAGTTCTCGGAAGCGGCAACCCGAACGGGCTCACCGCTCTTAAACACAGCCGTCATCCCAGGCGGCATCAACATCGGGAACCATCATTACTCGGATTTCAAAACAGCACGCATTGCATTCGCCGACGAACTGTCCGGGGCTCTTGGCTATGGGTCTGCAACCGACATGTCCCGCGAGATGGGCAAGGCTATGACGGACCCGAATCTATCCCCCGAGGCGTTTCGATCCGCGATTCAGGACGCGGTGATCCCATTCGTGGAGCGGAAGAAAAAGGCGCTGTTAGATCAAATGGGGATTTACGGGCAGCCCGGCATGAACCCGGCGGCGGGTGACCCGGCATCCAAGAAACCGCTCACCGGGCCAGGGGAGAAGGCCATCCACTTCGTCGAAGGGGCGGATCAGTGGGACATCCCCGAGTCTAAGGTGGAGGCGTTCAAGGCCAAGCACCCGAACGCAAAGACTCAATAATGCCCGACGAGTTCGATCAGTACAAATCGACACCCGCTGCCGGAGGGGATGAGTTTGAGCAGTACAAGGCCAAGCCCGCATCTGCGACGGTCGCATTGTCCACTGGTCAGAAGGTGCTGGAGACTGGGAAGGCGATGGGAAGCGCGGCAATATCGGCCGTGACCGGCGCGGCGAAGGGTGCGGGGCATACGCTGCTGAACCTGTCGGACATGCAGAGCGTTATTCTCGGGGGACCGATCATAGACCGGATATTCCCTGAGCAGGCGAAAGCCAAGAAAGCGACCCGAGAGACAATCGATAAGGCCCTGGAGCCAGGTGAGAAAGAGAAGGCAACGTACTTGGCAGAGCAGTTTGCCGAGTTCTTCATCCCGATAGGCGGAGGCGAAGTAAAGGCCGCGGCAACCGCACCGCGATGGATCAAGATGCTGGTGGGAGCCGGGAGAGATGCGCTGGACATCGGCTTGAAAACCTTCGTTCAGACCAAAGACCCAGAAGCGGCATTGAAGGCGGCGGGCGTGGCGGGTTCGGTCGGGGCTGGCGCGAGAGTCGCAGGGGAAGTTCTTCCGAAAGCGGGGAAGGCGGCGTATGAGGCGGCGCTTCGCCCCGCAGTGAACGTTTCCCTCGCAAATCGCGAGGGGATGGTGGAGCGCGGATTGAAGGAGTTGCATCTACCCGTTCAGGCTGCTTCACTGGACAAGATCGAACCGGAGATCGAAAGAAATAAGGATCTTATCGCTTCCCTCACGAAAGATCCCGGTTCCCCTTATAGCGCCCGGACGATACCCATAGACACCGCGCTGAACCCGGTGGACAAGTGGATCAAAAGAGTGGCGCGGGTGGACAAGACAGCCGCGAACTCGCTGCAAGCAGCCAGGGATAGGTGGGCGGAATCACTGGGCTACAAAGCGCCTACCCCTGCTTCTCAAACTTCCACTGGGCTGCTGAACGCAAGCGGACAGCCAATAATGAAGACGGTCCCCGCGACTCGCGGCGTAACGGATGTCAGCGTTGCAGATATGCAGCGTTTGAAAGAAGACCTGTACAAGATCATCCATGACCCGGCATACGCGGCAGGGGCTGAACCGGCACCGATGGTTGCCGGGAGAAAGCTGGCGGCACGCGGCCTCAAGCGCGGCATTGAAAACACAATCCCCGAGGCGCCGATCAAGGCTATCAACGACACGATGTCAACGGACATCCGCCTCAAGAAAGCCATCGATTCGGCGCTCAGAAGGCGTCCAAGTTGGATCAATGACTGGGCGCTGTTCGTGCTCGGGTCTGCGGGGGGAGAAATACTAGCGGGGCATCTCGGTGGAGGAGTGGCGGCTATCGGCGCGTTGACGAGGATGGCGGCGCGCAACCCCGTCATAATGAGCCGTCTGGCGATTGCCTTGGAGCGGAGCGGGGAGATTTCCAAAGCCTCAGAACTAACGCAAGCTGTCGGTGGTGTTATGGCTGCGACCCGCGAGGACCAGCCATCCCCGAAGAATACCCTAGAGGCTCCGCCACGAGGGTTAAAGCAGCCGGGCAATATCGACCTCACGAACCGCCCCTCTGTCCGGAACGCGGACGGGAGTATCAGCACTGTTAGATCCATCAGCATCGGGACGGATGAAGGCGAGGTGTTGATTCCTACTGTGAGCGAAGACGGTCGCATCATGTCGAATGAAGAGGCGATTTCTACGTACCGGCGAACAGGTAAGCATCTCGGGATTTTCCAGGACATTGATAGCGCGAACTCCTACGCGGAGAGGTTGCACGAGGATTACGCCTCTGGAAAGATCAAACCTCAAAAGCGCCCAGAGGCTCCGTAATGACCCTCACGCCCGGCGCCTTGACCACCTTCCAGCGCTGCCCCCGTCAGTGGCTTCTCAATCAGCAGAACGAAGTTCGCCGGTGGAAGCCGAAGGGCCTGTTCCTGCTGGTGCTCCGCGAGGCCATCCTCAAGCTCGGGGAAGGGGCGGAACTCGGCAAGGTCACCCAAGAGGCGGTTACGCAATTCCTCGAAGCCGCAGCCAAGCCCGGTTTGGACATGCAGGGGGAGCCGTACGTGCTCGCGAAGGACTTCACCAGCATCCTAGAAGTGGTCCTGGCACGCACACACGCCTGTTCAGTTCCATTGCTGAAGCCCATCCCGTCTATTATCCTGTCCGACCGCCACAAATGGTCCTGTAGGGCCTTACGCGACTGTTCCGGGGAACTGCATTCCTGGGTAGCCGTGGACTACCTGAACGGGAATACCCTGGCGCGGGAGTTGCACGGCTGGTACGTCTTCGGAGATTGCGCGGCAACCGGGATGCCCATGGTGTTGCATGTGATCGAAATCGGCCGGCAATCGGGGAGCCATCAGCACACCGCATGGTGCAGGGCATACGCTCACCCAGCGGTCACACACCGCTTCGCTTTCCAGACCAAGGAAGGGAAGTCTCTCGGGCCGAACTGGAAACCCGTGTGGTACCAGGACTCGCGGCGGAACAACCCGGAATCGTGGCTGCGGCTGATGGACCGGGATGGTGTCATGGCGATGAAGGACGTTCCCGTGCGGCAGCCTTCGGTCGAGCAGGCGCGGCAGTTCCGCGATCAGGTGCTCATCGAGGCCGACAGGATGGAGGCGTTGATCGGCACGGACTGGAGACAGGAGCCGATGCGGCGGCCATCCTGCGACTCCCCGCCCTGTAGTTGGCAGGGCATGTGCTTTACAAGTGAGCGCTAGAAGTTGTAAGATTGCAACGAGAGGAGAGAGCAAGACCAATGAAGCACCCATGTGAGCATCGGTGGAGACGGTGGCGGGCGCGATCCGAGAAGCGAACTGCATGGATCGCCCGAGAGATGGGCCGCATCATCAGAGAAAGCGCCGACGAACTGGCCGACAATTTCTTCACGGACATCGCAGGCAGACGGGCGCATTGCGGTCGCAACT